CACTTGTCCACCTGTCATTGTAGCAATGTCTTCTAAAATGAGTTTTCTACGATCTCCAAAGTCAGGAGCTTTTACTGCTGCTACTTTAAGTGTACCTCTGATTTTGTTTACTACTAATGTTGATAATGCTTCTGCTTCAATGTCTTCAGCAATGATCAATAATGACTTTCCTTGACTTGAAATACCTTCTAAAATAGGTAGTAAATCTTTTGCTTGAGTAAATTTCTTGTCAGCAATTAAAATGTATGGATCTTCTAAGGTACAGTTCATTGAGTTGTTGTCTGTAACAAAGTAATGTGACTTGTACCCTCTGTCGAATTGCATACCTTCTACTGTTTCAAGATATGTTTCTCCACTTTTAGACTCTTCAATGTGAACTACTCCTTCACGACCTACTTTTTCCATTGCCGCGGCAATTAACTTTCCAATTTCACCATCGTTGTTTGCAGAAATAGTAGCTACTTGTTCTAGTTGAGTTTCTGAAGTGATGTCTTTAGACACTTCCTTACGTAAAGCATTTACTACTTCTTTTACAGCTAAGTCAATGCCTCTTTTTATTTCTACTGCATTTGCTCCTTTGTCTAAGTAAGTTAAACCTTCATTAATGATTGCTTGTGCTAGTAAGGTTGAAGTAGTTGTTCCGTCACCTGCATTGTTGCCTGTTTTAATGGCTGCCTGTTTGATCATTTGAGCGCCCATGTTTTCAGTTGGGTCTTCTAAATCTGAAATTTGTTTTGCAACCGAGACTCCATCCTTTGTCATGTTTATGTCTCCAAACTCATTTTTAAATACAACACATCTACCATTTGGTCCTAATGTAGCACATACAGTATTGGCCAATTTATTTATACCAATAGCTAGTTTTTTTCTTGCTTCTGTTCCTAATTTAATTTCTTTATTCATTTATTTATTGTTTATTTATTGTTTATTTATATTTCCATTTATAACCACCTGATTTTTTTAGTTTTCCTCTTATAGCATCATTAATACAACCTTGATTTAAATTTAAAGAATCGGCTGCTTTTTTTCCACTTTCCCATTCTTTTATAAAATTTCCTTTTAAATCATATTGTAAAATAGGTATTGATTTAGCTTTACTTAAATTTTTACAATGTTCTTCAGATTTAGGTTTTTGACATTTTTCTTTAAATCCTTCTGGTTTAGGATGTTTATTTTTTAGACCTATTTTATTTTTAGATTCTTGAGAATGTTTAGGTTTACCTAACATCTTTTCTCTTTTCTTTTGTGTTGATTCATTAGATTGTTTTTTACCTAAATGAGATACTCGTATTTTATTTTTTTGTTCTTCAGTTAATACACTCCAACCTCTACTTCTATTTGTTTTATTATAAAACAACGGATTACTAGCTACATCAAACTTCTTTAACCAATACTCTTCTCTTTCATTTATTTTAGAAATATCTTCAATATATTCTAATATTTCTTCAATCAAATCTAACTTAGGATCATTTATATATTTTTTATAATCTATTAAATAATCAACTCCGGAGCCTTTATAATATTTACTATTGCTGCCGTTATGTTTACCTATGTAATATTTTCCAGTAGCGATAATTTGTCTTCGGTAGATGTGAGGTTTTGAGAAATCCATTTTATTATAAATATACAAAAAAATTAGATCTACTAAAGATGGTCTAAATCTCTTCTAAGATAATTGCGATTACTTGATTTTCTGCTGTTCCATAATATTCTTCTCCTTCAAATTCAATTTTGGTTGGACCTATTTGAGGTAAAATTACCTTTTGACCTACTTTTAATGTTGTTGGAACGAATTCTCCTGTTGCACAGTAGTAACCAGGACCTACAGATACAATAGTACCTACTAGAGATTTTTCCTTTCCGAGGTCAGGAACGATAATGTTTCCGTAAGTGACTTCTTCTTCTACTTTGGGTTTGACAATGATACTGTTGAATACAGCTGTTAACTTCATAACTTTATTTTTTTGTTTATAACTTATTTTACTATGATAAATATATTAAAAAAAGCTTGCGTTAACAAGCTTTAATTTATTTTATTTTTATTTAATATAATTAATTTTATCAACAGTGGTTTGATCTTCTAATAGTTTTTTATACTCGCTTTCAGTAATTAATCCAGCAAGTTTTTGCATTCTGCGGAATTGTTCGTTTAATGGTTGTTTCATTGTTTTATATTTTACTATAAATATTGTTCTTCTTCAACTAATTGAGCTTCTTCAATTTTCTCCACAAAATAGTATATTCCGTTTTTCTTCAATACAGCATCAGCATAAATGTATTCCTTATACTCCTGTACCATGTCTTCTTTTATATATGTTTCTTTAATGGTGCGTTTGATGAAGTATAAACTGTCTTCCCAATTTACAACTTGTTTGACTATTGTGAACATTACATGTCCTTTTTAACAATGTAATATGTACTTTTTACATTGTTTGTTTTAAATTCTAGCTTCAACAGTCCTTCTAAGTTAACGTATATTTTAGCTGACTCATAGTCTTTGTTACAAGAAAGTATTTCTTTAAATAAGTCTGAGTTAAATGCTAGTTCAAAGATTTTACTAGTATTTTTACTAATGTTTAAATAGTAAGACACTTTATTTGCATATTCAATGTCTCCACCAAATGTAAGTTCTAATTGTGGATCACCATCTAAACTTTGACATGGATTGATAACTACTGTAGTACTTTCTGCTAATGCTGATTTAGCTTTAATTAAAGCAACAACTACTTCAGATTCTAAGTCAACTTCAATGTCCCATTCTTCAGAACCATTGTATGCTCCTGTTTTTGAAACTGTTAAAATGTCTGCTAATGAGTAGTTGACTGTGAATTGTTGATCAGCAATGATTAGTTTAGTAAAAATTTTGTGACTTTTAATAAAGGTCAACATTACTTCACCAGCCGTAATTCCAATTAGTTTAAGTAACTGTGAAGTGTTACTAATGCCAAATGATGAGTTTTCTAAATTAAAGTTATTGTGACTTACTTCACCAATCATTTCTCGTGATGGTGATGTGAATTTAATGTTTAAATTATTGTCTTTGACGTCCCACTTAACAGACTCAATTAAGCCGTTAAGATAGTATTTGTTTATAACATTTTGTAATTCTACTTTGTTTATCACTTTTTTTTATTTTAAATATATAAATAAAAATCTTAAAAGCCTAACTAAATTGGTAAATTTATAATTATCTAAATAAGATTGAAAATCAGAAGAATTTATATTAGTAGGATATTTTGTTGTTTTACCTAAAAATTCAGCGATATATCTTAAGTATAATTTAGATGTATTAGGTGAATAATTTAAGTACTCTAACTTTTGTTTACAAATCTCGGAGTAATCCAATTTTTTCATATGTTAAAGCATTAATAGTTAATATTTTATAAAAGGTTAGATATATAATATAGTTATATGCTATTTTAAACAGAAGTACTTAACAAAATCTTCTTCGTTAAAAATTGAATATTGACCTGTCCCATCATTAGGTTCTACTAATTTGTTTTGCCAAATTGAACTTTCTGCATAATATTCGTATTCTTTGCCTTTTGTGAAAATCTCTTTTTCGTAGGCAGAACCTTTGTTTTTAAACATTGTTACTTTTGCTATTACTTTCATTTTATTATTGATTTGCGAAAGAAAAACAGCATATAACAGCGTGTATAAAAAATGGCGGGTTTAGTGCCATTAAGAAACATTTTGATGATATGAACTGCATTGCTTTCAAGTTAATTTTGTGCTTTAATTCCGCCACTTCTTATACACTCAAAACGTTATACGCAAATAAAAATTACTATTAGCGTTCCTTCCCTGTCATATAGTTTATTTCAATATCCTTCTTCCCCGCAAGTGCGTTCTTTGCATATTCATAAGCCTGTCTTACTTGTCTATCATGGCACGTTACACCTTTGCTGCTTTCATGGATATTTGAAGTTATCCGCAATGCTTCAATTATTGTTTCTAATTGAAATTTGTAAATTGTTATTTCTTCCATTCTATTTAGTTTATCGTTAGTAATTTTTATCAGCGTATAACAGCACCTTAGCGTCAGCTTCGTTCCTCAGCCGAACGCCAAGCTGCAAAACGTTATGTGCAAGGCTACCTATACACACCATCGAACCTTTTTCTCATTGTTTCATCAAATAGTATTGTTCCAACCATCTTGATATATTTATCAGCAAGTTTCCCTATCCACTTCATATCTCTCCAACTCATTTTTTGCCCTTTCAATGGTTCTTTTCTTGCAACAAATTGTTTTTGTCTATCAGACCATTTAATGAGAAAAAGTTCTTTGTTAAACTCTATTACCGAGCCTACAAAAATATCGTTTCCGTTTGCGTCTTTAATTCCAATATCCTCACCCGCCCTGCACATAACAGCACCTTGTTGCAATGCGGGGCTTTTCGGTTCATTCAAATTTTGTTCTTCCATTGTAATTTATTTTTAAGTTGATAATTTCGTTCTTCTAATCCCGCACTGACAACAAGCTGCGGAACGTTATAGGTAAGGCTAAGACAATACCCATTCTAATATTTTAATCTGATTTGAAAGTGTTGCAATATCTGAAAGCATATCTGTATTTTGTTCAGTCATTATACCGCCATTTCTACTTAACAAATCTTGTCTTTGCTCGTGTATTTCAGATATTTCAACCTTAATACTTTCAATCATTCTTTCAATTTGTTCTTTACTCTGCATCTTTTTAAGTTTGTGAGAAGCCCTACCTATAACAGCACATAGGCAATATGGCGGGTTCTCTGGTTAATATTAAGTTCAGTTTTTCAAATCAAGTTTAGTGGTTGCAGAAAGTTTTGTGTTCCAAATCCGCCACATCGCCTATCTGCAAAACGTTATGTTTAATTAAATTATTGTTTTTGAATTTGTTTAATCATTTCATTCATTTGTGTTTTATCATCTTCAAACTCAAACAGTCTTTCTATTTCTTGAATTTGTTCTTCTGTGGTTTTAAACTCTTTAGTTATCAAACTAAAATCTTTTTCCACTATTTTTTCTTCGATTACTTTTAATCTAATTTTACTCATATTTTTATTTTTTTAATTTGTAAAACAATAATTTAACTAAAACATAACAAAGTGTAAAAAACATTAAAACGATTTTTTACACTTGACCGTTATACGCAAGCACTACATTCGTTCTCCGATTTAGCTTTTGTGGAAGTAAAAAAGAAAATAAAAATTTGCCAACGCTCAATTAAATTAATTTTGTTACCTCTGACTGACAATACCATTCTCCATTTACAAAATAAGTCCATTGGTCAAAATCCCATTCTGATTTTTCAATCTTTCCGTTTAATCTTTTGTCGCCACTCCTTACTGTTACATCAGTTCCATTGTCAAGTGGCTTTGGCTCTTCAACTTTTTCAAGTTCATCAATGTATTCTTCCAAGTCTGTTTCAAATTGTATATGGTCAAAGTTTCTTGTTCCTTGCCAGTATTTATCATTGCTTCTTTTTGGTCTGTTCATAATGATTTAATTTTAAAATTGCCTCCCTAAAATTTTAAAGGCTTCGTTTAGCCCCGATACGTTATACGTCATTTTGCTTTTCCCTACCGCCCTCAATACATTCAAGTTTGCCGTTAGTGAATTTGGCAAAAAACTCATACCAGTCACTTCCAATATTGGAATAGAAATTTACATAACCGTGATGCGGTATTACTTCAAGCCTTTCATTTACTCGCCTCAAACTGCCCATTAATCCAAGCAACCCTTCTCCATCAGGATGCGGTCTTTCTTCTTTTGGAACTTCCTCGTAATTCCATCTGCTTACTTTGAGTTCTCCTTCATCGGTTATGTAAATTTCCGTTAGTTCGCAATCAAAGTCTTTTGTCTGCCAATTTGGATTTTTACCAATTAGTTTTTTTTCTTCATCTGTTACAGGCAACTTGTCTGTATTGATGTATAAGTTGTCAAACATTCCCATTTTTATATTTTGTTTTTGATTAATATTTGTTGCCACTTCTATTTTTAAAATCTATTCTATTTCAACTACCCACTACACGGGCTTACGCACTCTGCTAACATGGTATTACCGCAACCCCGAAAACTTTTCAGGTTGCCTATCGGGGCGGACGGCAATACCTGAAACGTTATCTCAGACTTTCCCCTGGCAGATTAATAAAGTTAAACATTTCTTTTATTCTAAAATTATTTTTCCCATACTGTAAATATATGTCTATAAGTCTTGGAAGCCTAATTAAATGTAAAAAATTTCTTAACGTTTGGATTGAGTGTTGGAAATTCCCATTTTAAGTCTTCATAAAGTGACTTTAACTTGTTAGCCAACAATGAGTCAAATATTTCTTCAACATCAATGTACTGTTTAACAAATTCTTCAATTTCAGGAGGTGTTTTAGCATTTGGAACGCCTATTGTTTCTATTCCAAATGGATTTTGTTTTAAGTTGATAACAAACAGTTTGTCGCCTTCAATTATGCTCTCGTATTTTTTGTCTAGCTTTTTAAACTTTAACAAGTCATTATAACGAACTGCTGCTTTTGTGTTGAATGGTGCTTTCAATTTAAATCTACTGAATATTTCTCCTGCAGTTGACCTTATTTGATAGTTAGATATTTGTTTTACTCCTGTAGGCTTTCCTAGTTCTTTTGGGTCTAGTGTTTTAAGTGACTTGTAAAAGTCAACAATGTTGTTGTCTATTTCTTCTTTTGGTTTGCCAAACAACACATCTTTAATTAAGTTTTCACCAAACTTTTTAAACAGTTTGTTCATGTTGGACTTCATTAGTTCAAGTCCTTTCATGTCTAGTTCTTCAACAGGCACACCTTCCTTGTTGGTAACATACATGGCATATCTTCTTTTACCAGTAGTTAAAACCCCGGCACAAATTACTTCTTGTTTTAATTGGAAGTAATGTGTGTCGGGGCTGATGTTGAATAAACGCTTACTTAAACTGTTTAAGTTGTCGTTTGACTCATTTTGAATTTGGGTGGCTAATTTTAATATAATCTCATTTTTGTTGGCATCGTTGATTTCAATGCCTTGAGACTTCATGTATTTTATAATGTGACCTAAACAAATGTATAAACTATCAGTGTCACTTATAATAATATTTTGCATATTATGAATTTGCCTTTACCTGCATGTATGGTTGAGGAATTGTTAATGTAACGTTGTATTTTTTGCTCCATTCTTCTGCAAAACTATTGAATTCTGCAAGAGCTGCTTGTTCACGTTTAACCATATCATCAATGACCGCTTGTTGTGCCTTTTTTAAGTCAATGGTTTCTTCTTCTGTTGCTGCTTTAATTGGTTTTTTAGGTTGTAACATATTTTTTGTTTTATTTTATTTTAAATATAAAAAAGAATATTTAACTTTCCAAATTTACTTCATTAAAAGTAACATTTTTCTTGTAATTCTTTAACTATTGGTGTAAGTTTCTTGAATGTAAACTAATGCCGCGTCAGTAGAGTATTGATCCATTAACAGTGGATCAAAAGTTGCAATAGTAACTTCGAATGTTGTGTTGTCAACTTGTTCAAATTTTCCTACTGGTGCATTTTCAATTTTTACAACAATCTGTTGGTTGAAAATGTATTTTGTTTTGTTTTCATTTAATTGTGGAATATTATTACTTAAGTAAGTTCCTGCTAATTGATAAGTTAATGCCATGTTACAAAGTTATTATTTATTTTGTTATATATTATTTATTTTATTATATTTAGCATGATACCCATGCTGCTCCGTTGTAAAATACTCTAACTGTAACAGCCCCGCCACCAACTAAGGCGGCATTATATGTTGGCAAAGTTGCATCGGTTACATAAGCGGTATCACCTACTGACCCTGCGGGTAAAGTAGCAACTGTGTAACCCATTAATTTTATCGGAACCGCTGCCGTAACCCTTAATTCTCCAATAGTAAATCGCGTTGTTGCTGTTTGCAATGTCGTTCCACTTGCTAATGTAGTTCCTGTTTGAAAAATAATATTTGGAGGAGTGGCGTTTCCTGTGCTGCGTGTAGCAAATGTAAGTGATGCCCCTGCGTTATTTGAACCTGAACCTCCACAAGCATTAAGAACAGTCGAATATGCTGCTGTGTGTGTTACTCCGTTAAAGTACCAATTTGAAATATAACCATTAGCACTATTTGAACCCAAAACACCCTGATTAGCTGCTGTTGCTGTTGCTAAAAAGCCTATACAAACGGTTGCATTAAATGTACTATATGCTCCACCACCTAATGATACAGCAAAATTTCCAGAAGCATATGTAACATTATATTGACAATTGCCAATAGCTGTCGAATTTACTCCTGCAACGTTTGTTCCAGAAGATAAATTTCCACCAATTGCCAATCCATAACCGCTGGCAGTGGCTTGTCCCATAGCTATTGAACCATAAGTTCCTATTGTAGCTGATGGCCCTATTGAAAAACCATTTTCTGCTACACCAAGTCTTAAAAATTTAGCTCCACCTAAATTTAAACCATTTGTTGTTGCTGTTCCACCTGACGCTCCAATATTTAAAAGGTTATTTGTCTTATCCCAAGTTAAATCTGCATCCTCGCCATATACACCACTGTCATTAAATGGTATTCTTGTTGAAGTTCCGCTTGTTATGGTGGTTGTGCCTACTGTTATTCCTGATGAAGCCGTTGCCCAAGATAAAGTAGCCACTCCTGCTGCGGGTGCTGTACTCTGTAATACCTGCCCTGCCGTTGGTGCTGTTGTTGGTAAATCGTATGTTATAGAAGCGGACGGATTTGTTCCTCTGAATGTTTGGATGAAAGCATTGGTAGCGTTTCTTAACACTAAAGTTCCTGCCACGCTACTTGCTACTCCTGATGTTACTGCGCCTGTTAAAACCAAACTTGTTCCTGTTGCTACTCCTACATATGATGATGTTGAAGCAAAAGAACTACTTACTGCGTTTAAGACATATGATGCACTTGTTGCGTTTTGAACATATGATGCGCTTACTGCGTTTAAGACATATGATGCACTTACTGCATTAGATGCTGTACCAATTAATGTTCCTGTAAATGAACCACTAAATGAACCGGTATTACTTAAAAATTGATCTACTCTATTTGCTGTTACAATAAGTGATGGTATGCCTGGTACTACTCCGAACCCTGCTTCAGCATGTAATCTTACATTTGCATCCGGTGAATACCACATTAATTGATAATAATCATTTGCTGCTGAGTTAACAAAGAAATTCCATGCTGCAACATAGTGAGCTCCATTTCCTACAAGTTGTATAGAAGTAGCTGAGTCACTAATATCAGTTCCATTTTTTCTTAGCCAAATCCATATCTCATCTGTTCCACTATCTGTTTTATCTACTTGAGCAGAAAATTGAATATCATATACTCCAGCATTTTCTGTTTTAATATATGTATTAAATGGATTTGTTGAACCTGAAATAGATACTCCGTTTGTAATATCTGTTATATTAAGAGACATTGAACGAGCGGTACCTGCTATATTAGTTTGTATTTGAGTAGAATAAAAGCTACCATATGAACCAGTTGCCGTATTAAATCCTCCTCCACCTGATGTTGAAGAAATAGTAACTTGACCTAAACCATTTGTTGGTGATAATGTTACATTTGGTCCTGCTAATAATTGAGTTACACCACCGTTTAAAGCAAATGAGCTACTTACAGCTTGTAATACATATGATGCTGTTAAAGCGTATGAAGATGTACCTGCAAATTGGGAAGCATTAGATCCAGTGTATAAATTGAATGATGCTGTTGTTACTAATGACCCTGTGTCTACTGATCCTCCTCCATTTAGTGAATATGATGCTGTTAAAGCGTATGATGCACTTGTTGATGTGGAAGCATAACTCGCTGTTCCAAATAAAGATCCAGTAAATGATGGGGCTGTTACTCCTCCAGGCATTGAAAGTGTACCATCATTATTAAAATTCCAGGTGTGTGAAGCTGAGGTTTGAATATAAGCACCAAAGTCATCTACCCAAATAAGTGATTGTGTGTTGCTTGATGCTAATTCTACATATTCTCCGGGTGCAGCTATTATATCAATGCCTCCTCCATAAAATAAATTATTTACAAGACTACCTCCTTTTAAATTTATAGAACCAGTCACTTCTACATTATTAATAAAAGCAACTTTATCTGGATATACCAACAATCCATTTTCAGCATTGTATCCATTTACTTGTAAGCCTATACTTTGTGTTGAGTCGTTGTGAAAAACAAATCTACCATCATCCCAACCAAAGTAACTCATTATAGAGTTTGTTGTTGAGAATGTGTCATTGTAAAAACGAGATGTCCAAGGGTATGCATTATTAGCATGAATTTCTTGAATTGCTAGGTTTGGACTACCAACCGTTGGAGTTAACATTATGTAACCATTATCTCCAATTAAAGATTGATTGCCTAACACACCTACTGAACCTGTAAATTGAGCTGGTCCTATGTTTATAAAAGTGTTAGAACCACTTACAATAAATGAACCTGTTATTTCAATACTACTTGTAGTATTCCAAATGTTTCCACCTACATAAGTAAAAGGAGCAGAAGATCCGGATGGGCCTTGAGAGCCAGATGGGCCTTGAGAGCCAGATGGACCAGGAGGACCTTGAGAGCCAGATGGGCCTTGAGAGCCAGATGGACCAGGAGGACCTTGAGAGCCTGATGGACCTTGAGAGCCTGATGGACCTTGAGAGCCAGATGGACCTTGAGAGCCAGATGGACCAGGAGAACCTTGAGGACCTAATGAATTAACTGTCACTACACTAGTAGATGGATTTAATATAGTAACAGTATTAGCGTCTGAGATAATATTTACTGACATTGTATTATGTTGTTACTTGATTACTTAATCTAATTTGGCCTTCTAATAATCTTATAGTGTAAGGACAATCACTACCTGAGTACAATTCTAAATCATAGTAAGCTGTAGGAAATGTAAGTAAAGATGAAGTACAAGAGGATATGTATATTCCAATGGAACCACTTGTTGGAGGTGTAATTCCATTACTTCCACTAAAATTTAAACCTGTTCCATCTGAATTTAAAGAACTAGACAAGGTAATGTACACAGTGCGAGTAACATCATATGCATAATTAGACGCAATTTGCATTCGACCTGAGTAGTTAGTTAAGTCTACTGGGTTGTTTAGTGAGTCTAGATATTGTATTTCAAAATTAGTTGTTGCTCCTTGTTCTATAGTAAAAGAATATCTACCTGCTGCCATTAATTTTTTATTATAAATATGTATTCTTTATAAAAAAATTAAACTTTTACTACTATAAATCCATTCCTATTTAATGTAAATATTTTATAAATTGAACTTAGCTATCAATTCTTCTTTACTTAACTGTAAATACTCATTGTTTATTTTATTGTTTACAAAGTCAATAGTAGACATAGTTAAACGTTGTCCTGAGTTTGTAATGGCTGAACTACAAATCAAGTGACCATCAGTGTATCTCCATCCATTTTTAGCAAAAGTACCATACATTGCGTTTTGTAAAATTTTAAAACTATGTTGAAATAAGTCGTACAATTTATAGTTAGTCCAATCTTCTTCCTTACCTGCTTTCTTTTTTAGTGCTCTATAATGTTCTCTCTTTTTAAACCATCCTTCTAATATTTTAGCTACAATACTTTGTTCATCTGTTCTAAACATAGCACCTGATGCTGCAATAGTAAAGTTGTTTTTTTCAATTAAGTCAATTAAGTCTTTTAATTTTATTTGGGCTGACTTAAGAGTGTAATTTTCTTTGTTTAACTTTTCAATTTCTACTATTTCATTTGGATCTCTTTCTTTAAGCTTTTCTAATGATTGGTTTTGCTCATAAGTAACATCGTGATGTACTTTAATTCTACCTACTAATGTTTCAATGGCTAAGTTAAGAGACTTAATAATACTAGGATACAGTGACGTAAAGTCTAAGTCTATGACGTCAAAGTACAAGCCAGATATTGGTTCAAGTAAATATCCGCCAGCATATGATATATTATCCGCTTTTAAAGACGAATTATGAGTAGTTGGCTTATTTGGTGAAACAATGCCTTCTCGTTTTAAATACTTTAAAATTGCGCCTTCATTCATAACTGTGTTCCAATATATGCTTTCATAAGGAATGTTACAGATGTGGGATATCATGATGGTCAGTTCAATGAACTTTAACTTGTCTTCAAGTTTTTCTAAAATGTCAACGTCACGTAAGTTATAGTCAATAAAAGTATTTAAGTCGTTTTTAAACAATGTGTTTAAATTTCCCTCATATTCTACCTTACCTAAGTCAACGTATTTTAAGCCAATGTCTCCTAGTTTATATGATGGTTCTTCCTTCATAATGTATTTTTTATGAAGTAACATATAGTCTAAGTGATTGACTCCTCCTATTCTAACTTGTAAAGTACCTGCAAATTCTCTAAAGTTGATTTTTCCAATAGGAGACATTCTCAATATTTCGTCGTCGCCTAAAGTGTGTTTAATTCTGAAGTATAAGTAAGGCATGTCAAAGTAAGCACTGTTCCATCCCACTACTATTGTTGGGTCTAATTCCTCCCACTTGTCTAAGAATTTTTTGATGAGTTCCTTTTCAGAAACACATGGTACAATGTGTTTACCATTTTCATTTGATTCTTGAATTTCCTTATTTTTGTCTACAACAAAACACATTTTAGTCTTTGTAGTCATGTCTATTAAAGCAATTGAAGTTATAGGCATAGGAGCAGCCTTGATGTATTCAGGTGTTAAGGCACCTCCCATTTCAATTTCAATGTCTAAGTATACAATGTTGTGAAATGAAGGTACCACGTCATCATACTTATAGTACAATTCTCGTAAAATGAGAAGTTCCTTGTTGATGTCTTTTTCTAAGAGATTAGTGTCGTCTTTACTGAATTTTTTAGTTGGAATTGCAAATCCTCCAGTTAAGATAGGTTGAGCACCTTCTTGCCATTCATCAACTCGTTTCCAATAAGTGGGTTGATATTGAAATTTAGACCATCCATTTTTATCATCTCGAAGATAATATGTGTAGTCCTCAAATGAATAGTGAAGTGCTTGATACATAACTTTTATTTAACATTTACTTTCCTGATGAGCCAAAACCACCGTCTCCTCTTTGTTGAGATTTTTTAAATGTTTCCCAAATGAATCCTTCTAGTTCTACAATTTCATATTGTGGTTTTTCTATAACTGCTATTTGAGCGTAACGTTCACCTTTTTCAATAGTCACGTCAACATTTCCAACATTGTATATTTTTACTCCTAAGTCGCCTGTGTATCCTGCGTCTACTGTTCCATAATGGGGTATTAAAGCATGTTTGAAACCTTTAGAACTGCGTAATTGAATTTGCATCCAATAATTTTTTTGTTGATCTATTGTTAGGTTTAAACCATTTGGCACCACAGCTGATGATTTAGCTGGTATTATTGTTGTTTCGGTGCATGTTATGTCAAAACAAGCGCTTGTGTTGTTGTAAGCGATTTGAGGAATAACTGCGTCTGGATGAGTTTTATGTGCGTAAATTGTAATTTTTTTCATAATTTTAATATATGTAAAAAAATTTAATTTTTCAAGCTTTCCTTAATCTTCTTTAAAGAAGTTAGTTAAAAATTTACCTACAACTCCAAGTGTAATTGAACTAACAATCATTGCTCGTAATTGTCCTGATGTAAAGATTTCTTTAAGTGCTTCAAATTGCCAAATGCCACCTACAGCGATTACTGTTGCAGCTGCTAATAGACCGTCACCGATCTTTCTCCATTTTTTAGGGGTTGGTGCCCAATACTTATTCATCATAGTTGTGTGTTTATGATAAATATAGGCTAGTTTGATAAAATTAATTTTATTTGTACTCGTAAATTATAATTATACCTTAGGTAATTCTAGTTCAAAAAATTCTGTATCAACTGCAATACCTTGTTGCTTGACAACTCTCGAGAACATAAGGTATTTTACAATCCAAACATTGTCCTCTTCTCTTTTATGTATTGTTCCCTTTAATACCATTTCCTAACTTCTTACTATTAATACCCTGGGTAATAGCTTACTAAATGCCATACTGTTCCAATAGACATAAATGTAAGAACTTCTCTATCACTTAATGGATTAACATAAGGACCTCCACCAAACTGGACAGTATTACCTGTTGCGGCTGTTATTGTCCAATAAGTGGCGCTTGTATTTTGAATGTTTTTTATAATTAAAATTCTTCCATCAGTTGTTCCAGATACTAAAGTTGGTAGTGTTAAAGTTGCTGTATTTAGTCCCGCTCCAGTCATATAAACAATATAATCAGTTGCAGCTAAAGTTGTGGCAGTTGTAGTAACATATGTTGTAACTTTACCAGCTATATTTCCATTTACCTTTAGTGTTGAGCCTGGTGTAGTTATTCCTATACCTACATTAGTACCATTATCAAATGTTGTTCCTATTCCTATTGTAGTAGCACTTGTCCAACGAACAAGATAGTTAGTAGTACCTCCACTTAATGTAGCTGCAGCGCCTGTAGGACCTGTAGCACCTACAGAACCATTTGATCCTGCTGTTCCCGTTGCTCCAGTAGCTCCTACTGCACCATTGGTTCCATTTATACCATTTGATCCTGCAGTACCTGTAGCTCCATTTATACCTGTAGCTCCTGCAGTACCTGTAGCTCCAGTAGGTCCTGTTGCTCCTATAGGTCCAGCAGTCCATGTTAATGCACCTGCACCACTATTATAAAGGTATCCTGCACTATGTGCAACAGGCCAACTATAACCTGATACATTATTTATTTTTATTGGATTACCTGATGAATTGATTTGGAATTTACCTTCAACATCAAATAATGATGTTGGAGTAAAGCCTGAAGATGTACTAATGCCTACTTGAGCATAAGTAACCATACTAAATAAAGAGAATAGTAATACTAGAAGATTTTTCATTGTTTTATAAATTTAAAGGTGTATTTATTTGTTTCGTTTTCCATTCTAAAGTAATAAGTTCCATTAGCTAAATTAGTAACATCAAACTTTGTTTTATTACTTAAATCATCAAAAACTAATTTTCCATTAACATCAAATATTGTGAAATGATATTTAGAAGAATGATTTACATTAAATACTCCTTCGTTTGGGTTAGGATATAAAACTATGGTTTTTATTTCATTACAACCTACTATAATATCACTGTATTCAAATTCATCATTATTATCTACTTGTTTTAACCTATAATATTGATATGTGTTTTCTGTTTGATATGAATAATAAACTAAGGAGTTTGAGTTCCCTTCGCCTGAGATAGTATCTATATCAGTAAAAGTACTAGCATTATCACTTCCTTGAACAATAAAGTATTTGTTATTTGTTTCAGATGCAGTTCCCCACATTATTAAACCCACACAGTTTATTTTAAAATAAACTAATTCAATTGGTAAAGCATTACCACCGTCTACAGCAGTCCATGTTTCATAATAATCCTGTACGTTGGCTAAGTTAATGATTATTGTATTAAGTCCAGTATTAGAGTAAGGAGAATAAAGCCAGTCACCCCATCTGTCAGCCACATCGTTATAACGTTGCATCGTTAAGTTTGACTCAGTGATTGTGTTCCCGACTAAGTCAAGGTCAGCATAAGTAAATGTTACAGTAGACTTAGGCTCTGCAACAGGATAACCATTAAATTTAATTTGCCAAAATCTGTCAATAACACTGATAGAGTTATCAGCATGTGCATCGTTGGTTACAAAATTAACTAGAGATGGATAAGGAGTATTGCTGTTGGTTGTTTCATAAGTATTTAGTTCAATGTTTGTTCCTGGAGAAGTAGAAGTTACATTCAACAATAAAGGTATTCTTGTTCCATTAGAAGCAACATATGGAATAGTATATGTTCCTAATGTTGAACCGGTTACTAACCATTTTATTTTTGCTGTTTCATTTTGACAGTAAATTCCTCCACTTGTTCCTATGTCTCTTAGTCCAGTTGGATCATTTTTAGTTAAAACTAAGTATGTATTTGCTGAAATGTAAACATATGAATCTTTAATAACCATTTGTGAAAATGACAAAGTAAAGTAAAAAAATAATATTGTAAAAATTATAGTTTTTTTCATAGTTTATTAGAATTCATTTCCAAAATTTGGTGTTTTTAATTTATTTCCATTTTTATCTTTAGCAAAATCTAAACAAGTACAAGTTAAGTTACCATTGTCTGATAATGCAAAGAATAAAAATTCTTTAACTGTTTTATCATCACAATTAGTTAAGATGTACATCGCGTCTTTTCTTGCTGACAATTTGATGTTTTCTTTAACTAACTGTTTAAGTACTTTTTTTAACTTAGAATTGACTTTATATAAGTCATTAGAATTCTTTTTCATTTGTTGTAGCTTTTTTACACTAAAATTCAGAACCGTTCTTCATAATTGCTTGTAAAAATTCTTCTCTGATTAAGTTATTTGATTCCATAAATACACCGCTGAATTTGTTAGTAGTCATTGTTGAATCATGTTTAATACCTCTACTTGAGCAACATGTATGTTTACATGAGATTGATACTGCTACTGATAGGCAATCCATTTTTTCTGAAATGTAGTTGTGGACTTGTTGGGTTAATGATTCTTGCATTTGTGGTCTTCTAGAAAACCATTCTACAATTCTATTTAGTTTTGACAAACCAATAACATTTTCTTGTGGAACATAAGCTACAGTAGCATAACCTGTAAACGCTAGATTGTGATGTGCACACATACTTGTTACTTCAATACCACTTTGTATTACTAAACCATCGTATTTTTCATCGTTTGGAAACACTGTAATGTTTGGTTCGTCTGTTACTGATCCTATAATAAGGTCATTTATAAATGATTTCGCAACTCTTTTAGGAGTATCAATAGTTTGTCTATCTGCTTCGTAATCAAAACCTAAGGCATTTAAAAATTTACCATAGTGTTTTGCTGCTTCATTAATCATATTATCTTTTTCCTTTTCAGAACGAGACATACTACCATTTGATTTTTTTAATAGTTCAATTTTCATATTTGTTTGTTTTTATAATAGTTTTTGTTTATATATTTATAATTACTTTTTGGATTTTTTAATAGTAAAAACATTTTTCTTTTGGAAATTTTTTCATTAATCATGCATTTTTTTATAGAATTATATATTTCCCCACTTACAACATTTATAATACTATTACCTGTTTTAGGTCCCGATCCTATTAGTTTATTTCCTTTACCACATCCAGCACCTGGTTTGGGTTTACCTTTTTGTTTTAGATCGGGTTTACCTTTGCGTTTACTTGGGATACCTGTTTTAGATATACTTAAATTCAAACAATGTTCTTTACTTTTTGCCTTTCCTTTTAATGAATTACTAATTTTGTTTCTTGTATTTTTACTACAACTGCCTCTACCATTCCCTAATCTTAGATTCAATCCATTATTTAATACATCATAATGATTTCCCCAATATATTTCACGTTCATTTAAATTACATTTGCTACATTCTTCAATAATTTCAAATTGGTGATTGGTAATGCCATGTTTTTTAAATGAATTATATAATTTAACTTGTCTTTTATTATTGAGATTATTATATTTTCCAAAACGTTCTTCTATATTGACAGATTGTCCAATGTATATTTTTCCTGTTGGGTTTGTTATTTTATATATTCCTACCATGTTAATAAATATACAAAAATATTGAATTTGTCAATGCTGTATGAGGTGTCTTAAATTGTTATACATTTAATGTTTTATTCCATGCGGCAATATGTAATCTTGTCATACCTCTAAATTTATATTTCTTTGCCATTTCTAATGTAAATCTAGTGCGCTCTTCAAAATTCTTTACATCATCCAACCCAGGCATACAAACTACATTTGTAAGCGGTATTTTAAATGGTTCTACGAAGTCTTTAAATAATTCTTTGACATCGTCTTCAGTTGAAATAACAAACTTAAATTGATAGTTATTATGTTCCATAATACGTTTAATCGCATCTGGATTAATACGTTGTTTTTCTGTCATACCTGAGTTTGATAATTTGGGTGAACAGTTGATTTGATTAATCAATAAAAACAATTCATCTCCTATATATTGTGTACCATTTGTTTCTATTTCATTAAAAGGTGTCCATTCATGAAATGAAGTTCCATACCATTCTACATTATGCCAATGTCCAAAAAAATGTTTTATTGCTTCTTGATGTTTAGGTAATGTTGGTTCTCCACCTGTCCAAATGATGTGAACATCACCATTTCTAATATATTCATAGATATCTTGTTCTTTCCATTGATCAATTAAGTATTGAAAGTCTTTATCTTCACCTCTCCACAACCATTGAGACGTTGAGTCACAAGTCCAAGATGCTTTACCTTCTAATTCTAAGTCACCTTTGAACACTTCACCATCTTCTAGTGATTTTTCCTTTAATAATTTGTTTGTGAATGCTCTTGACATACCACAGTTTAAATTACATAAACCTAAACGAACGAAGTATGATAGGACCCCTGATGATATTCCTTCTCCTTGGCAAGAAAAAAAGTCGCTGCTTATTAATAATTTATCTGATTTTATTGACATAACTGTTTTATTTGATTTATAATATAATCTTTATATGTTGAAAATTCTATTCCATTAATATAAAGTAAAAATACATTAGGATGATTGTCTCCACAAATTCCTAAACTATGGGTTAATATTTCAATCATTTTTATTTTTTAAAAAGGTAAATCATCTTCTACTTTTGAAGATACAATTGCACGTGTTGGGGAAGATCTTTTAAAATATTCATCTAAAAAATACACAGGATACATCATAATTTTTCCTTTATATTTAAGAGTTTCTACATATTTTGTTGAATATGGAATGTTTTTAGTTGTTGCTGATTTTGCCACTTCTGCTCCCAGTTCTCCACCAGCTGGTTTTCCTAAATAATCGTATAAACTTAACATTTGATTGTTCATTTTTAAAATATTTATTTTAATATATAATTAAATTTTACGTCTCCGAAAGTTGTTGTTGATGTCCACATTTTATTTTATATTGATGATTTTTTTAGCCATTTATCTTTTAATATTTTATCCCAGTAGTTAATTTTTATTTTATTACATTCCCAAATGCAAGGAAATATTTCTTTAGCTTGAATAATTCTTTCTTTTGTGTTTTTAGATTTATCAGTGTCTCTAGTGTAACATAACCAACATGTCCAATAATGATCTCTTTCTGGAGCAGTAAATGTTACTGCTATTTGCCATTTAAAAAATACAAATGACCATATTGGAGACCATTCAAATCGATAGTCAGTGTCTTCCCACTTAGTTTTCCATCCAAGTCCAACAAAATCAAAACCTATTTTTTTATCAACCGCCATTAAATATCCTGGATTTACTTTACTTTTAATCCATTTTCTTGGAAAAAAGTATGGTGTGCCTATGTTAATTTTTCCAATGTATAATCTTGGCATTGGTGGTTTAAATGGTGAATTGTACGCTTGTAAAAATTTAAATTTGTCAAAAAAATACTTTAGTTTATATATCATAATTCTAAATTTAAATCGTTGTCCTTTAATATTTCTCTAAGTATCTCTCTGTACTTTTCTGCAACATCCTGTTCAAATTCATCTACTTCTGATTCCCTATGAATTACACTTTGGGCATATTTAGTAGTATTTCTTAACTTTTGGTCTAATTCCCACATTGCATGTTTCCATTTATAACCGTCTAATGCGACTCTTGCCTCATATCGTTCTTCTTCAGAGTCAAACTCTAATATTATTTTTCCCATGATTTAAATATATAATAAAATATTTTGTAAGCCTAATTATTTAACCACTCATCCTCTATTAATTTTGAAATAAACAATCTTAATTGTTGAATTTCATCATTTAAAAGTGTGTCAGATACCTTATTTAATGCTTCTTTATTACCATTAAGCAATTGACTCATCCATGTATTATTGTCCCAACATTCTTCATTTTGTGTTTGCTTATTTACATATTTAATGTAAAGACTATTTTTTATAAAAATTTCATTGTTGTAATCTGAAAATATTCTGATTGCTTCAAATGAACATTTGTCTAATTCAAGAAGACAGTTTTGAGAGTAAATTAGATCTTGAAGTTCTACTTTAGAATTTTCTTTTTCTTTAACATACCAAACACCATCTATTTGTATTCTGTCTTTTACTGTCATGATTTTATTTTTTGTTTAAATTTCTTCGTAAATGCTTGAGTTGTTATTGTTTTCAAAACATTCTACTTTAATCACTTTACATCTACCACCATCTGTTTTAGACAATACTTCATTAAAATGTTCAAACACTAATTTAGCACATGATTCTGCTCCCATTTTATCCATTATTCGTAAATCACAAATACCTTCCATAGCTGCAGACTGAAAGAAGTCTAAATATGGATCGTCTTTTTCAATCAGTAAGGTATGATCCCACATATGGTTCATCCATGATTTTAGACCATTACCTTTAGGTGCATCTTTAAATCCACCATAGTCAACAATCCATGACATTGAGTCAAGTTGTTTATCAACATCTGGTTCGTTTGAAGCAAACCATACTTTAAATTTTAAAGCATAACCATGTAATAATTCACAGTGTGAGTGAGATGCCTTCCATTGTCTTAACGCAACAGAATAGTTTTCAAATAATTTTGTAGAAATAAATCTAGCCATTGATAAGATTGTTTAATTGATCACTTGTTAATGCTCCTACATGTCTTTTTACTTCATTTCCGTTTTCTAAAACGATTGTAGTTGGAACACTTTTTACATTATACTTAGGAACAAATGTTCCATCATAGTCAATGTCAATTTTTTGCACTGGAATTGAGTGAGTTTTTTTTAATTGCTCAACTATTGGAGTCATGTTTTGACAGCTTGGACACCATGATGCTGTAAAGTAAAGTATTTGTTTCATTTTTATTTATATTTATATTTTGTTAATAATTTTTCTTCATTTTCTAGACAAGGAATACATATGTGTCCTCTACTTATTGTAGATAATAATTGGTCGTAGGAATTTAAGTCGTCTAAATCTTTAACTTCTACTTCTGTTAGATCTGTTCTTTCTAAATTCTTCCACCATTCTGCTCCTCCCCATTTTATTTTTCGTTCTTCCATTTCAGGAATAGGAGGACACATAGCTATAAAACCATAAAACATATTCTCTTTTTCTGTGGATTTTCCACAATATTGACAATTATCCATCTTATTTTATTTATATTTAAATATATGTTCTTTTTTAAGGGAAGCCTAATTTTATACTAATTCTTCGTAAATACCTATTACTTCTGATGTTATTAGTATTACTACTCCTAGTGGAATGTTAAACAGTAAAGTAAAGTAACCTATTATTCTAATTGCTGACTTAATAAAACTGATTTCTTGATGTTTTTTGGGGTTTGGTTGTGTCATTTTTTATTTATTTGTTTTAAATATGGTAATTCTATAGAATTTCAAATTTTTCTCCTGTAAATTCTTCTTCTATTCTAATAGCATACTCTTTAACAAAATCCCAAGATACTAATGTTCCATCTTCTTCAGCATATTGTGATGGATCTTCTAATCCTAATTTGGTAAAACTAATTATACGTTCAATACTAGCACCTGATTTGTAATCACTGTACCATACTCCTATTCCTGGAGTAGATTCTGTTAATCCTAATAATTTTGTTTTTTCTTCATCTTTAACAAATATAGGAATATAACTAGTATTAGTACGTTTATAAATTTCTTTATAATCCAATCCTAATTTTTCACAGCATTCAATTCCATCTTTTAATACTCCAGTTTTATCAGTAATATTATATGGGGCATAATAATCTACTTTTTCAGAATCCCAATTACCTATTTTAAATGCATGTTCAAGAGCAATTTTAAATTCTTCTGAACAATCTGGGTATATTCCGCTTTGTTTTTTATTATCAAAATCACCCATGTGAGTTCCTAATGCTATTTTACATGATTCTCCTGTTTTTTTAGCAATAGATAATGCAACAGCATAAGTAATTGATGCAAATATAGCATTTCTGTTTGGAACTACAGTAGTTAAAGCATTTTCATGTGCATAATGTCCTGTTTTGAGTTCCATAGAATTATTATCAACTAATCCACTTACTAATAGTTGACTTAAACCATCTAATTTGATGATTTGATGATTTACTTTAGAATATACTTCACCAAATCCACCAGGTGCTCTGTCTGCAGGATAAATTCTAAGTACATTTGAGTTAATGTACTTTACTAAGTCAACTGCTCTTTCCAATTCTACTTTATGTTTTTGCCCATAGTCAAATGATAGAGCTGTCACTTGATATTCATTGGCTAGTAGGTGAAGTAACAGTGTACTTGAATCCATACCTCCACTTAAACTTAATACTGCTTGTTTTTTCATATTTTTATTTTTATTTATAATCTTCGGATGATGTTAGTGTTATTAATTCATATGAGCCTTTATTAACATACATTTTAAGGTTTTCAATATCTTTAAGTGATATATGATCACGATTATCATATATTTTATCTAATATTAATTTTAATTCATTTTCGGTATTACTACAAACTTCATATTTTGATTTTACTAATGTTTTTATATACATAATTTTTATTTTTATATTGTACCATCTTGTAATGGTATACTGTTTGAATTGTCTACTTTTCTATATCCTATTTTCCATAAAAGATTTGTTAAAGTAATAGCGTTTGTTTCTATCATTTCTTCTTCTTGTGTAGGATATATAAGATGTAATGATTCATGAATTAATAATTCTAATTCTTTTTTACCTGTAGCCCGTGGGTCTATTTCTATAATATTTTTTCCAACAGCTTGAGCCCATATTCTTTCACGTCCTACTTTTTTATATATTACTTTTATTTTCATATGGTATTTATTTTTTTAAACATCTGTATATTATAGTATACTAAATCTAAATCTATTGTTTTAGAATCTTTATTAAACACTGTATTCATATTTGCTTTAGGTTTTTCAGTTAATCCAAAACAATTGTATCTTTTATTTTCAACAGCTGCCATTACTGGGTTTGAAGTGTCTATAGACTCAATAAACGTAAAATCTTTATAGAAGCCAAACTCTCCTGGAAAACATGTTCCTAAAAGATGAACTCTATCTGTAGGTGAAATAATATTATTTTTAAACATGTTAGATATAAGAGACACTCTACCTAATGCTTTTGCTATATTTACATTTGGGTGTGGAGTTACTTTAGTGTAAAATTCTGCACCATAACTAAAAGCTATTTTTTTATAACCTAAATCTTTATATGCATTGTAACATAATGTTGCTTCACTTGTGTCTTTAGCTTGCACTACAGCTACTTTAGTTGTTTCTTTAGGCAATTCAATTTTAGACCAGTATTTAGCATTTCGTCTAGACATATTTATGTCCATCCAAACGTCTGGTACTATAAATTCTTGTGGTTTAATTTCATTTACCCAATGTATTAAACGCTGTTCATTATATGCATGTCCAAGTTCATGTAATGAATTGTCCATTATGATGTAACGTCCTTTTGCTTTAGCGTCAATAAAGAACTTTTTATATTCTTCATTTTCATCCATTAAATGTGGTAAACAATAGTCTCCATCAGTAAGAGATTGTACTTGACTCATTATTGACAATGGAGCTTCATGAAATACTTTTATTTTTTCCATATAATTTTTATTTTAAAATATAAATTAGAAAGTTTTAAAAGCCAAATTTATTTTACTCAAATATAACTTTTAAAATAGTATTTTTTTCTTCTCTTAGTCCAATGTCTGAGTTAAAAATAGTCTGAATGTAAATTCTAGCTGTGTCTCCAATCATTTCATTGTCGAAAAAGAAGTTTTGTTGTGGGGTGTAAGTGTACTTACTATGTGTACCTAGTAAAGTAGAAGTATATGGACAATCCCAACACATATAAGGACTTAACTGATAGCCGGCTATATTTAGTGGTGGTTGAATTTCTGCTAGAGTCTTTAATGTGTAAGTATATCCCCCAATAGAAATAGGAGTATTGAACTGGTTATTTGTAAACCAACCTAAATAAGAATACATTGGTGTTGTATATTGAATAGTGTCAAAAATTACCCAATAATCAGAATCGAAATTTACTTCAATTAAAGGGACTCCATTGACTACATATTTTACATCTAGTTGAGATAAATTACCTTTAATTGTAAAATAATTTGCGCCTAAATAAGACACGTGCCAATATCCATCAGATTGAAGTGTAGATGAAGGTGAAGTAATTATATAGTCACTGTAACATCCTCCAGGACATGTTTCTTTAGGTTCTAGTGATTCTTTTTTACAACTTATTAATGTAACAACAGTTGCTAAGATGATTAATATTTTTTTCATAACCTTTTTTCTTTAAATATATGTTAAAAGATTTTAGAAGCCAAACCTAATATGTTTTTACATCATCATCATTCTTTTTTCTTTTAAAAATAGGAGGAATCCAGGAATTATTCACTGGTGGAGGTGGAGTAACTGGTGCTATTATAGGTGATTGGTTTGGATCAAGATGTGTAGATTTTTCAACAATTGGTTTTATTGGTTTTTCATTGTATATAGCCAATTGCTCAGGATGAGCAGCTTTATTGAATGCATTATTAGCAGCTATGACTAAAGCAATAGCTAAAGGATCAAATACAAATATGATGACTAAAATAAACCAATTTATAATTTTATCCATTGGTGTGTTTAATAATTTACTAATGTACTTTAAAGGACCTAATTCACCGGACGTTTCTGCTTTTGACTGGCTATCTAACACTTGAGACTCTAAACTAAATATACTATCATTTACTGTATTAATTTTGCTGTCAAGTGTAGAGTCTTTTTTAAGCGTTTTTTCTAGTTGTTTTTCAAAGGCTTTTCTGTTGCCTGTGTTTGCAACATTTATAATTTGTCCTGTTTCTTTGTCTTTATATTGAGTCATAGTTCCAGTAGACAATGCTTGTCTTAACTCAGAAGTACTTTTAGACGTTTCCACTTTCTCTTTTAAGTATGAGTCTCTAGTGTCTAAGTATCTTACTTTTTTACTTTCTAAAGCCACTATTTGTTTTTCCACCACTATGTTTTTAGAAGCAGTTTGTTCATAAGCAGAAGACAAGAATCCATAAATGCCTGCTGAGGTAATCAAGATTAAAATGAACACAGCTACTGTTAAGTATACTTTGAGAAACATTTTTGTCTTGTCCCAGTATTGATATAAATAAGATGCAATTACTAACTTTGCTACTTCTAAAGAAGCAGCCATCACTATAACAGCAAAACTAGCTCCAATAAAAATTTTTGACAAACCGGTTATTGAGTAGAAAGCCGCTGATGCACTCACGGATAAAGCCGAAAGTGCAATCAGGGTTGGGAATAGGTACTGTTTAATTTTTTTCATTTTTATATAAAATTATTTCTCTTTTTTCAGAGTTAAAATATGTTTTCCATTTATTCTTATCTAAATATTTGTTTAAAAGTAACTGAAGTAGTCTAAATCTAATATCATCGTTTGGTCTAATCAAAAATTGATCATAATTAGGTAAAAACTTATTTATGATATTAGACATATGAGTATTCATTGTTTTAGGTTGAACACCTTCAGGAGTATCCATTCTGACATTTCCTCCGGGTTCAGCCCAATATAATTTTATCTCAATAAAATTGTTATTTAATTTACCTTTAGTAATATTTAATCTATCTTTATCATCTTTAAATTCTACATTAAAAGGAAGTTCATTAGTTATAGGATAAGTATTTTCTAAATTATAATTAAATTCAGCTAATAATTCATTTTCACGTAATGTAATCCAAGAAAAATCTCCAGAACCTTGTAAAGTTTGGATTTCTTCCTTAATGAATTTTTTTAATTGTGATTTATTCATGTTTAAAATTTAGCATCTAGTCCTGGATACACAATTGTTCCTGTATCTTTTTCTCCTCTAGACGTAACCATTTTTTCTACTATTGTAATATTAATGGTTGCTCCATTAATTTTTGTATCGCCACCTTGTTTAAGCATTTTCTTAAAGAAATTTATTTGTGATTCAGACCAGGTGGTGCTTAAATCAATAATTTCTTGTTTTTCTACTTCTTTACCATTTAAAATAATGGTAACACCTTTTCTAATTGATTGTGGTTTTAAAGTCATAACTTTTTATTTATTTGTTTACTTAAATATATGTTAAAGAATCTTGGAAGCCTAACCAATTATATCTTTATAAGAATTAATTTTATCAGTTATGTTTTTTATAGTACCCCAACTTACTCCATATTCTCTAGCTAAATCAGAACGAGTAAAATCTCCAGTTTTATACTTTATTCTTATTTCTTCCGCAATTTCTTTGTTACATAAATGTTGAGGGCCAATTTTTTTATTTGTTTTCCAATGTTCTTTTAAAGTTTCCCCAATCTTTTTTCCATGATTTAATTTTTGACCAAAAGGTCCCCCACCTTTTTTAGACCAGGTATTTTTTCTCCCTTTTAATGCTTTACCTATTTTATCTTTTGTAGATTGAGCCAAATGACCATTTCTCCCACCTAATCTTATATTTAATCCTTTTTCTACACTATCAAATTGATATATCCAATAAATTTCTTTTTCATATAATTGTTCTATTGAGCATTCTTCTATAAGTTCAAATTTATGATTAATCCAACCAAACTTAATCAAACTATTATATATTAATGATTGACCTTTAACTTTTAAATTTTTATATTCATGTAATCTTCTTTCCCAATTAATAGTACATCCAATATAAATTTTTCCTTCAGGGTTTATTATTTTATAAATTCCAATCATATATTTTGATTATACATATTATAAAATTTCACAAACGCCTAAATTACATTATTTCACATCCTCCTCCACCACTACAAGCAAGTTCGTCTTGACGAGCTGTGTTGTCAATCATTTCAATAACTTTACTTAAGTCAATATCATGTAATTGTTTTACCATTTCATTAAATTGTTCTTCAGTAATGTCTTCAAACGGTGCTTGAGTGTATGTGTGATCTGAGTAAGGTAAGAAAGACAACGCTGTAAAATATTCTTTATTTTCAAATACCCAATCTCCAATACTATTCCATTCATCATTTTTAATAGTAATAGTAGCTGAAACGTTATGTTGATTAGCTCCTTTTCTATATCCTGGTTTTATCCATTTTTGATTTATTGTTTTAATCCTTTCCAATAAGTCGATTGCTGATTCTCCTTTTCTAGTTATTGCTCCTTCAGGTGCTTTTTGAGGTATTTTTACAATAGATTGAATTGTTGGTTTGAAAAAATCATCTTCCAATAATTCTGGGTGGTGAATAGCTAAATATGTGTACAATGCTTCATTTTTACCCAACCGAATTCTTCTAATGTAATAATCTGAGTGCCAAGCGTGAATTCCACTTGACGTTCCTAACACTAATGAAGTTGTACCTGATGGTTTAACAGTTGTTACACGAGCTGCTTTGTTTATTCCTATACGTTCTGCTACTCTTTCATTCTCATCACAAGCAGCTTTTGCTGCTTCTTTGATGTTGAATTTAAAAATATTTCCAGATGCAATTCCGGTCATTCCTATTCCTAATAATGCTTCTTTTTCAGTTGTTTTTTTCCAAACATCTCTCAAATAGTGAAAATCAGTATATGATGCTTGTAATGTTCCTATAAACGCGGCTGCTCTTGATCTTGCGTTAAATTCTTCCTGTGAGTCAATGTCTGATGCATTAATTTCACATAAATTACAAAATTGATTTGGTTTTAAGTTAATTTCAGCACATGGATTTGTACCTGCGTCTTTATCATTTGTAAAGATAAATCCTGGTTCTCCGCTATTTGAAGCTTCAATTTTCTTCCATAAGTTTAAAAACGTTTCCTTATCAATTTTACTACGAAGTAACACTGCTGAATTGTTTGATCTTCCTCTTTGTGGATTTTCTTCCCACCAATTCCCAAACTTACAAGTCAACATGTCTTCATCATCTAAGTCAAATAAAGAAATTAAAGCTGCTCTACGAATTCCTCCTGACAATACTGCATCTGCTAAGTGGCAAATGATGTCATGACATTCTACTGATGTTAATTTTTCTCCGTCATTTTTTCTGTCCAATATTGCTTTAACATGTACTAAAGCTATTTTTAATGGTTCAGGTCCTGGTGCTTTTCCTCCTACTGTAATCAATTGAGAACCTTTAGGTCTAATGTCTCTAAAGTCAAACTTAGGACAAGATGAAATTTGACCAAAATATGCTTTCATTAACATTCTAACAGCATCAGCCCATCCTTCAATTGAATCACCAACTAAATATCTTTTAGACTTTAATGGTTTTCTAATGTCTGGCAGATTTTCTACGTGATGTGTTTGCACTGAATATCCTACTCCACAACCTGATAATAGTAAGAACATAATCTCAGAAAATGCTCTATGATCGTCAATAGGTAAGTAAGAGCAATTAAATATCCTTGCATTGTTTATTTCTACTGGTTTTCCTGCGAATTGTAAACTTCGCATTGATGGTAATACTTTTTTACTGTAAACGTATTCGTAAGTGTTTTCAATTTCAATTGCTAGTTCAGGAAACTTTGCTAAGTGCATTTCCATGTTTCTAGTAATTAGTTCTTCCCATGTCTCTCTTCTCTCCAATTCAGGAGTATACTTCGCGTATTTTAAATGAGTGGTAATTTCTGATAGAATTTTCGATTCTTTGTTTAGCATAATGTTTCTTTGTTGTTTATTTATATATTTCCACTTAACTCAAAAAATTGTTTAGACAAATGTTCTCTATCAAAATTATCTAAACCACCATTAAACCCAGTAGATTTAGAATTATTGTTGTTTGTCATTTCTTCTTCCTCATCTTCACCTATTTCACCCATAATATCTATATGACCAGTAGATGTGTCTACTTTTGCATTAAAAGACATACCATCAGCTCCATATCTATTTTTCATAATGTGAAAACGTCCTGTTCCATTAACTTTATCTTTCTTTTGTCTTGATAAAGACATAGCAAAATCTGCAATCATAATTTTATCATATGAACCAGCGGCTTTGTCTCCCTCAATAATATTATCTTTTGCACCTGCTCTGTTAACTTGTGAAACACTCCATATTGGTAATTTTAATTCTCGAGCTAATCCTTTTGTGCTCATATAAATATCATCTATTTCATCTTTTCGTTCACGATTTGTTCTTTTTGATGAAAGAAGATCAACATAGTCAATAATAATTAAATCTGGTTTAAAGTCTAAGTCGATGCATTTTTTAATGTGACTTTCTATTGTTGAAAGTGACGCTTTACCCATTGGATATTCTTTAATAATTAAATTTCCTGGTAAATCAGATGTTGATGTTATTACTTTTTCTCTATTGAATTTTAACTTGTCAACAGGTATTTTAGTAAAGTATGCGTCATATCGTCTTCCTATATATCCTTCACCTAATTCTAATGTGTAGTGAATAACATTAAAACCACATTTTACAGCATATGCACCCATTGCAATTAAACTCCATGATTTTCCGCCTCCTGGATTGCCAAATATTAAGCCAAAGTCTCCTTCTCCTAATCCACCCTGTAAAATTTCGTTAAACTTATCCCAAGGTGTAGGAATTGGTGTTCGATCTTCTTCTCTATATCTAGACTCAGTGTCTTTATTATACTCATGACCAATGTTTTTATCTTGTCCAGAACGTAAAGCGCTGTCAACTAATGATCTAATAGAATCATAGTCACCTGCTTTTAATAAGTCAACTGAACTTAAAAGTGCTCTTTTTAACTGTTGGTTTTTACAAAAATTAGCAAATTCTTGCTTAACATAAGTTAAGTCACTTTCATCTGATGACCTGTATGCTTCTTTTAACTGTTCTTTAATTGACAGTTGAAGAACTTCGTTGTCAATTCTTTTCATTTCTACTTTAAGTACATCCATTGTTGGATTAGTGTGATACTTTCCATAGTATTTTAACACCTCATTTATAATCCACTTATGTGAAACATTTGGAAAATAATCTTCTGTTAAAACATCATTAATGTTTTGCAGGAAGGGTTTATCAGTCAATAATGCTGATAGTACTTTTGTTTGGAATGAAATTCCATAAGACTCTATACTTGTTAATGTCATAACTTTTATTTATTTTTTGCTTTATTATATCTATTAATTGGATTCCAAATGTCTTTTATCCAATAGTCTACATTTTTCAATACGTTTCCTAATCCATCTTTATTGTAAAATCTAAGAAATGTTTCTATGTTTAACTCATACGGAGATTCTTTTACATATTCTAATATATATTCTTTTTCTACTTCATCAAGCATAGGATTACTTAAGTCCATAATCTTGTAAGCTTTTCTTAAGTTGTCAAAATTTTCTAAGGCTCTACAATATATAACATGTTCTTTAAATTTAGCAGCACAAATATCATAAATGTTGTCTAAATTTAACTTTTCATCACCTAACACTTCAGGAAATAATTTGTTGAATTTTCCTGTTCCTAATCCTTTAACTCCACCTACTTTATCTGAGTTATCTCCCATCAGTGTTTTATATATAAGAAAATTGTGAGGATGAACACCATATTTTTCTTTGACTGATTTGGAGGTGACAAATTCTTTCTCTACAGATCTATACATGATAATGTTTTCATTTACTAGTTGAAGAAAATCATTGTCAGCTGACACTATATATGTTTTATTCTTTTTATTTATTGTAAGTTTATTACTTAAAAACGCTATAATGTCATCTGCTTCTACTCCATCTAATGATAAAATTTTAATAGGTAAACATTGTAAGTAGTGAATTAAGTGAATGATTTGATTGGTTTTAGACTCATTTTCTGTTTCTTGAGAGTCAAATGATAACTTATTAATCCTTAAAACATTTCTTCCTGATTTATACTCGGGAAGTAAATTCTTCCTGTTTACAGAAGAACCTACTCCGTCGAATACAATGTAAATTGATGTTGGTTTTAGTTGTTTAACTAATGAACCTAATGAACGTAAAAATCCACCTAAACCTCCTATGTGAGTGCCTTCTGGGTTAATGTAGTTTAACACTGCAAAGTTTCTTAAAAAGAGATTTAAACCATCTATAATTAGGATTCTTTCTCCCTCGTCTAAAGACGGCATGTCATCTTCCTTAATGTCATTAAGGAGTTTAAGTAAATTATTTTTATCCATAATTAATCTTCAGACTCTACAATGTCAGAAACATCTGCTTTTTCATTCCATTCACTGTTGTCTTCAACAGTTTTATAATTTCCCTCTCCTAAAATGTTAGCCCATTCATGTGAATGTTCTTTTTTATACTTGGTAATGTCTTTAGCATCATCTGGTATGAAACCATGTACTGTACTAATTACTGTGTTTTTAGTTGTAATTCCATTAACGTGATTTTTATCACATGCTACTTTTGTTCTTAAAGCAAACTCAACGTCTTTGCCATCTTTTTGTGCTTTAATTTTTGACGTTCCACTATTAGTAACGTTTCCAAAAGTTAAACACAATGATGAATCATAAAAAAACGTATTGCCGCCTTTGTTAGTCATTCTAGGTTGAGAAAATACATTTTCTGCTGGTGCTACTCCTGTTTTATTGATGATTAAGAATGTATTTGTGTATTTACTTTCTTCCTTTCTTGACAACACAACTCTTTGATTGATAAAGTTTCCAAATTGAGTTGCAATTGCACCAGCATTCCACATTGGATTGTTTTTACCTTGTTCAATGCTCAATCTACAAGGTATAGAACCTACTGAGTCCCATAAGAACAGTAAATCGTATGGTAAGTTTCCTTTATCTTGTTCATTTAACATGTCTAACATGAATTCAGCTACATCTTCAATTGAGTTTAATTTTCCTCTGTCTCTGTAGATGAAAAATCCATCATAGTCTACAACATTTTCTTCTGTGTCTTTGATTTCGTTCATTTCAAATCCCATCATTTTCCAATGTTCCCAACTATGTTTCATTTCTGTAATCATTAAAACAGGTAAAATACCCATTTTTTGAGCAGATACTACAGTCTCTATAGACGTGGTGGTTTTTCCTGTGTTACTACCACCACGTACTATATTGATGTGACCCATAGCTATTCCTGGAATTGACAAAGCATTTTGCATTGCTTCTGAAAATGGAATCCATTTTTGTTCTTTGAATTTTACATTTCCGCTTAATAGCTTTTTCTCCTTAAACTTGTTTAAGTCAAATTTAGACTTAAGTTCTTTAGAGACCGCTTCCATTAACGAAGATTCTTCGTTTGTTTTTTTAGCCATTTTGTTTTATTTTAGAAAGGTAAATTATCCTCTTCTTCTTCAAACAAGGCATCGAATTTATCTGCTTTAGATGCTTTCGCTGGTGTTTTTAAAGTGTAATTTGATTCCTTTTTAGGAGCAGCTTTAACAGTTACTTCTTCATCCTTCCAAGGTAAATCATTTGTTGGTGATGTTGTTGCTTCTACTTCTTCAACAGCGTCAACAGCATCTTCTGGGTTTAAGAAGTTTTGTAAAATTTCTTTTACACTGTCAAAATCGTGTTTACGTTGAAGTTCTAAAATGTTTGGTTGTTCAGACAACCATGTTTTAATGTCTTCTTTACTGTCACTTAATTTTGACGTTTTAGGTTTAATACGAATTGATGATTTTAGACCTTGACGACCACCAATGTCTCCTGTTACTGTTTCTAATGTGAAGTCTCTTCCTTCATTGATGTCAGTAAAGTCACCATAGTCTTCATCGTCAGCAATGCCTAACAATTGCATGTAAATTTCTTTACCAAATTCCCACAAACGAACGCCTTTGTCTTCTTCACCTCTAACGATGACAGGAGCAAACACTCTCATTTTTGGTTCTAATTTTTTAGAAAGTTTCCAATTTTCTTTGTCAGATGTTTGACGCAGTTGTTTTGTGAATTCTACAATTGGATCTTTTTCGCCCCAATTTGTTAATGCGTAAATTGGAAATTTAGAAAGTCCGTAATGAACAAACACTTCCTTGAACGGATTTTGTTTGTCTAGAATAGACGGTACTATTCTGATTGTAAATTTGCCTTCTGACTTTGGCTTCCATAGTGACTTGGTGTAGTCAACTTTTTCTTTGCTTTTACCTTGCGACTGTAGCGCATTAAGCTTACTTTTAATTGAATTTAAATCCATCTTTGTTTTTATTTATTGATTATTAATTTACTTAAATATACTATCTTTTTATTATTAGGCCAAATTAGCTTTTAAAGCTTTGAACATGCCTTTCTTTTTGTAGTGTTGAACTAGTATTACAAATCTATTTATTATAAATATATTTCTCCCTTTACTCCAGGACACATTTGTTTGATTTGTATTTTGGTGTATTTTTTAGACATTCGAGTATTTCTTAAATATAAATCTTTTCCCACTTTTAAATCATTTGGAAGTGTTTTTATTGGAGTATTTCTTAAATATAAATTTCCTCCCACATTTAAGCCATTTGGAAGTGTTTCAATTGGAGTATTTCTTAAATATAAATATCCTCCCACTTTTAAGCCATTTGGAAGTGTTTTTATTGGAGTATTACTTAAATCTAAATCTTTTCCCACTTTTAAATCATTTGGAAGTGTTTTTATTTGAGTATTACTTAAATCTAAATATCCTCCCACTTTTAAATCATTTGGAAGTGTTTCAATTGGAGTATTTCTTAAATATAAACCTCCTTCCACATTTAAGTCATTTGGAAGTGTTTTAATTGGAGTATTACTTAAATATAAATCTCCTTTACTCCCTTGTTCAATGTATTGTTGAATTTTTTGTTGGGCTTGTTGATGTAACTGTTCCTTGCGTGCTTCGATGCGCCTAGGTATCAGTATTTTGTTATTTTCAAGAAGTAGGTCTACTAGTTTTATCATATTCCTATTAAATTAGTAAAAGTTTTTACATCATTAGATGACATTTTTTTATCTAATCCATCCCAACCCTTAATTTCATTTTTTTCTGAAACAGTCAACGCTACAACAACCATATTTTTCCAATTTTTAGGAAATACTTTCTTTAATTTTTCTATCATTTCAGAAGATTTTATTTTAACATAGTAAAAGGTTAAAAAACTTTTAGTGTAATATGAATTCCAATGATCTGGAGATTTAAATGTAGTACACCATGCTGAGTCTTTTCCACCGCTTTCACATTCTCTGAATGTAAAATGAGATAAGCCTAGCTTACGGGATGCTTCATGAGTATGTGGTGACATTATTAATAAATCAGAATTGTCTATTATTGTTTCATAGTCAGATTCTAATGATTTAGATGTGTCTGTTTTAGATGTTGTTTTTAACTTTTTTAAGTCTTCAATAGTTTTTAAACTACCATCTTCAATTTGTTTTTTTAAATCAGAATATTTTATATCTTGTGCATTTAATGCATTCATTAATGAATTGAACTCATTGCGATCTTCAACATTTAATTTAACAGCAACATAATCTAGTTGTGATTTATTGTATTCTAACAATATTACTTCATTCAATAAATCAATTAATTTAATCATGATTATAAATATTAAAGATCTACAATCTTGTAAATTTTTGTGTTCAGTTGTTTTACTTCTCCTTGTTGAGTTAATAGAACACAGTTTTTATAATTCTGCCATTCTATTTTATAGGTTGGATCAACTTCACCACCATTTAATTTTCTAATCAAATCGTTTAATGCATTGATTGTGTATAGAGTGTTGCTTTCTTTTTTACGATGAACTAATATAGTATTTTCTGGGATTGTGTTGACGTTGCCTTGTTCTACATTGTACGTAATAACATATTCATTTGTGCTCTTAATGAAAAGGACAAACATTTTTTTGTACATTATACTGTATGTGGATGATAATTCATTTATCAGTCCTTCTATTAAATTTTGCTGTGTAAATGTAGCAAATAGTCTGTTGTTCATAAAATCAGTTTCTGTTGTAAAGTCATACTGATTATAAATATCAATTGATGTTTCAAACGCGTTCTTTTCCATAATTACTGTAATAGCGCCATTGCACCATAATTTTTTCCTGTGGTTAATTTAACTTTTAGTTTGTGTTTTTCAAACACTTGTTTAATGTCTTCTAATATATTTTCTTCTTCACTGTAGTCAAGCAATATTGAATCATAAGTGTACAATACTATTTGTGTCTTTTTACCTTTCAATATTTTTACAACATCCCATATGATACGAACGTTAGTTGACGTTTCCAAGTTTTGAAGCGTATAGTTAAACAGTTTTTGTGGATTTATGTCTTTTAAGTCAGTGGTGAATTTGTGTCCTGAAATTGGACATTCAACGTAACCGTTACTTGTAAAATCACTCCACAACTTATTTACATGTTCTTCAATTAGTTGGAAGTATTCAATATATTGATATTCCTTGTACACTCCTCCATATAACTGTCTAAACATTAATGTCTTTGCTTCACTAATGTCTATGCCTGCTTTCTTTGCAAAGTACTCATACGGTGTGACACTTCCAAAATCATAGTTTACTAGTTGAGCTGCTAGAGTTGGATGATAAGAACTTATGTCTATTTCAATAAAGCAGTCATTTTTAGGAATAAACGATTTTCTACTGCCATTGTCTTTTCCTAATGCTGCAAAATTGATGCCATTAAAACTATTGGAAGGCCGTCTGGTTGTAGTGTACAAATTATACTTGGAATAAACTGTGTTATTTTGTATAAAAAACGCTTCATTGTTGATTTCAAAATGTTTATCGAATTCATATTTGTCAATTTTTAAACCGTTTCTTTCAATTGAAAAAAATGCGGTTGTTAATTTATTTAAAAACTTATTGTTGTCTGACTTAACGCAGTAATTTTTTACTTTATCATATATTAACTCACATTTTTCATAATGTTTAACCACTGGAATGATTGTGTTTATGTTTGTTAAGTCTCCTTGTCTTTGATAAAAGAAATCATGTGCTGAAGTTGAGGGTTCAACATAGTCAGGTGTTGTAAAAGATATGTCTACTAAATTGTTTAGTGGGAAGAAGTATATAAATGTTTTTCTGTCTCTAACATATATTTCATCATAATCAGCGAGAATCTGCGTTATAGGTGTTTTGTTCAACAAAAGCGTCTCAGTATGGTCAAGACATAATATATAGCCTTTATCGCCGTTTAACGGCTTGATGTACAGTAAAGATAATTCATTTAATGCGGGGTGAGTGTGATCATTATGAAGTATAAGTTCAACAAACACTTTGTTGTACTTTATATTAGAAAATTCTTTTAACTGTTCATCAGTCTCTACAATATAGAAAGCCATTTATAACCTTTATTTACTTAAATATACTAAAAAATACTTAATAAGCCAAGTTAAAAGAAAGCACCCTAGATAGCGAGTCGTGGGGTGCTTTCATAGCCGAAGCTATAACGGTCCTAAGTCCGTATGTTTTAGTCTAAATCAACATATGTTGTTTTAGTTATAAATTTTTTACTGTTGTAAAGTTTAAGTAAATCTACAATTGATTTACTGTGTGTTTTTTGAAAGTGAGGAGCATCATAAAACTTCCAGTCGCCACCCCATTCCCATCCATATCTTTTAAAAATTGCTACAATTTCCATCCAGTCTGCTGTTTTATCTTGATCAAAGTCTGACTTAACGTCCCACAATGCTGATTCATAAGATCCATTTTTATCTTTGTCTACTAACAATACTATGTCAACTGCTAAGCCATAGTTGTGATATGATTGTCCTCCTTTTGCTTTTGTAACTTGAGGACGAGCATTAAATAAAGCATCCTGCTCTGCAAATGTTCTTAGTGTATATGAAAATCTACAAATGGCTTTACCTGTTAAGGCTGCTTTAATTTCTTGATAAATTAGTGTTGCCTCATCTCTTAGTTTAGGATGCAGTAATTTTATTCTGTCAATGGTTGGTTTATCGTCTGTCATTGTTTATAGTATTTAGTAAAGTCCATTTTTAAATATTCTGCTAACATTGACAATTTTTGTCTCACTGATGTTAGTTCTACTATGTTTTTATTTGTTGTAAACACTTGTTCTTTACTACCTGTTAATTGCCAAGGTAAATTGAATGGTTGATATAATTGCCATAATATTTGAGAATCTTGACCTACCAATTTATCATATGTATCTTTACTTACTTCTAAGTATATGATTTCGTTTGTTTTTTTACAAAAGTATCTTCTCATTTCTCCGTTGGTATAATCTTGTTGTGTTGGGAGTGTTGGAAAGTAAGTGGGAGCATACATTACTTTAAATGAATCTATACTTTTTAATTTATCGTAAGTACTCAAATAATTAACTTTGTTAATAGGTGAAGGAGTATTTGCATTGTTAAAAGTCTCATTAACTGGATCAGAATATACTGTTAATTCTTGTGTTGGAACATCTTGAGGTGTTTTTCCTGTATAATATTTTCCTTTAGAATTTTTCCAATAAGAACCAACATATGGAGTAAGAGTATTTATGTATACAAATTCTCCTCCATTAGTATATAAATTTGATGTTATTTGAGATAATGGATAATATGACATGTCTATAAATATTAAACTAAACCCCAATACTCCCAATGCCAAATTTCATCTACACCATTTCCGTCTGCTAATCGATATGGGTTATGCCATCCAAATTTAGGTCCATTTTCTGACATCCATTTGTACAATGAATTAGATTGTCTGGTTGATGAATTTATTGATGGGCTTCCTGATCCTCCTACTGATTGGTACAATTCAGACACATCAAATGCTCCTCCCCACCCATGTGGAGAAGATCCAGGACTTGCAACTGTTTCTTTTGAGCCTAAACTAGCTTGATGTTGTTTACTTCTATATGCTGAACTTAAAGTCCAGTTGTATTTTGCTGCTTTACCTGCGTTATAGAATGCAAGATATGCTTTAGCTGCAGATGGGTGTAATCTCCAGTATCCGTCAGGATAATATGTTGTATCTGCTGATGGAGATAAAAATACTAGTTTTTGTAAAACTAGAGAATTGTTAATATTTAATAAACCATTTTGTTTTCCTTTAACTGTAAGATTTTTTGCTACTTCTGAAAAACTGTAAGGTTGAGTGCCTACTTTATCACTTGAAGGAATAATATTTCCACTATTAATATATGATTGTTGTGATGCAGCATTTTGTCCGTTTGGAAATATGTCTATTGGCATTATTTGTTTCCTCCTTGAGATATTACTACTGATTCTATTTTAGTAGTCCATTTATTATTAGAAATACTATGATTTATATTCTTTATTAAAAAATCTGCGTTGTCTGGATAATTTGATGGTAAATATGTTGTGTCTATAAGAAATTTACTGTATATTTTCATTCCTGACAGTCCATCCATTGTTAATGACATGTTAAATGGAATAAAACCTGTTGATGGGGTGAAAGTATCAATGTTCTTATATTTTTCAGGTTCTTTACTTTTTAAATATGCACGAAACGCATAGTCTCCTTGTTGTTTGTAAGTAATAAAATTACTTAACGCGTCTTTATAAGTATCTGCTTCTCCATTGTATTTTTTTTCACTTAAATTTTTTAAATATGTACCGTAATTTCTATATATAGTAATGTATTTTTGATATAATTCTTCATAAAGTTTTTTCTGTTCTTCTAATTGTTTTCCTAAAGCAATACTCTCAGGAGTTATATTTAAAGCTTGAAATGTGTTTTTTAGAAAAAAGGGTATGACATTAATATTATCTTTATATGTTATTTCTTTTTTATATCTATCTGTTAGACCAGCATTAAATTTAGAAAAAGCAGTTGAATTTTCTCCTACTACTGTACTATTTGCTGTTGCTCCAACAGTCAACATTGTTGACAGTTCAGGAGATATTTCTGTTGTAAAACTAAAGTCTTTTATAAATGAAGCATGACTTTTCCCTCCATAATCTACTGTTGAGTTTGGAGGATTAGTAGTACTGTAACCATATAAATCAAATGTAGCATATTTATCGTATATGTTAAATTTAGACTTTGATAAGTTCTTATTTTTCATTACTTCAATTACCTTTTGAATATTTGGAAGAGGATTTCCATCTCTTATAATTACAGTTGTTTCATTAAGAGTAGCTTCTAGTTTGCTTATTCCTCCTAAAGAACTGTTTATTGCTGATAATATGTTATTTAAAAAATCAATAAGAACTACTTTGTTGGTATTAGCATCTTTTAGCTCATTTAGTTTAAGTAAAATAAACTTCATACTAACATATATGTTCATTATTTGTCCGTATGGATTTAAATCATCTTGGAAAAGTGGACTTTCAAATTTATCTCCTAAATTACCATCTCCTACTCCTACTTCAATTAAAGACGGAGATGGTACTAATGAAGACATAAGAAATGTTCTTCTAACAACACAAACCTCAGGATCAACACTAGCTTGAAGTGGATTAATGTACATTAAATTTGTTTCAACTTCTGTGTCAAAAGTTAACGCTGGAACTGATTTTCCGTTAGCTAAAACATAATACATTAAATCTGTTTCAATAAAATTTAAAAATGCTCCTAGTCTAATGTAATGAATAACATTTGATTCTTCTCCTCCTTTATATGTTATATTTATTGTGTCTTGCATTTTATGATTCTCCTGGTTTTTTCTTACCTACGTTTTCTGCCCTTTTGTTCACCTCTGATGTTGTTTTCGCTATATTTTCTTTAGTTAATTTCCAAAAGTACTTTCCTATTTCACTTTGATTAGCATACAAAGTAATCACAGATGCACTAGACCTTTGTGAAGGATCTTTATCATCATCTTTATCATCATCTTTTACTACTTTTGTAGAAACATCAATTCCACTTATTAAAGCATTTATTTTAAAAGATTCAATTATATCTCCAATACTAACTAAATCTATAGTAATATCATAACTTCCATCTTGCATAAATGACCAATGAAAATTACAAACTTTACCAAACATTGCATCGTAATTTCCATTTGACACTTTTCTTTGATTATCTATTAACTCAAGAAAATCTACATATGTAAGTGAAGCAAATGTACCACCAGTACCTAGAAATCCAGAACCTGGTATATATTTACCTTGTCCACTTAAAAAATCACCTACTAAACTATTGTCGTTGTCTGTTCCTTTTTGTAGTGTTCCTTTATTATCAAAATACATTGAATGTCCCCATTCTAGTAAAACATTAAAACCTAATCTTAAATATAAAACATCTATAATGTCAAATTGTACTTTATTGAATGCTTTAACTTTTATTGTTGCTCTTCTTATAGAACCTCTGTTTTCATGTTTTATGTCAGCTGAAATGATGCCCATCATTGGACGTAAACCAAATTCTGTTCCGCCGATACCATAGGCGTTGTTGTTTCCTAAAAGATCTTTATTTAAAGCAATGCCTGATCTTAATTTTTCACTATAGTCATCTGTTCCATTAAACAAGACAAATTTCTTAGCTAATTTATTGTCTTTTATATCTTCATCAGCTAATGATGAATTTCTGATGATTGAAGGATCATCTACATTAACTGATGAGGCTAGTTTAACCCACGATGTATTCGCATTTAAATATACTATTTCTTCTGATGTTCTTGGATTTAATGAATTGTAGCCTGAACCGTAGACTTGTTGTCTTATTTTTACTTGTTCTATAATTTCATCTGGAAATCCTTCACCTAATATGTTCATTTTATAAACTATTTATGTTCTTAAAACCATTTATCACATCAACATAATTTGCTGGAATACGAATTTGCATTCCCTCAGGAATAATAAGTGAATCTTGAGGTAAGTCTGAAGGTAAAGATGTTCCGGCTGTTGCTGTATTTGCAATAGATATAATCCACCATAATGATTGATCACCATAATATTGGTTTGCTAACACATCAAATCTGTCACCTTGTGTTGAATAAACGTAAGTGTCGTTATCATTTAAGGGTACCTCAGGATAACGAGTTGTTTGATAGTTAGGTTTATTATCTGTCTTTATAACAGGTGTATTTTTATATCTATTCATTATTTATCGTAATTACTAACTCCGTTAGATAACGCTATATATCTTTCTGCTCCGTATGAATTATTATCTTGTAATATATTACCTGGACTTATATTTCCAAAAGAATTTTGTTGTAATCTTGGAACAAAATTATGAATTGGAATAAAGTTAAATCCTGTTACTTTAATTAAATGCGGTAGTTCTTTAACTGATGGGTCATAAAAATCTCCTCCTGTTTCTGTATCTGGTATTCCTATTTCCCAAGTAGCATTGTCATCATTCATTTCATAACTTAAACCTGTTATAATACCTGGTTGTTCGTAAAAATATCCCCCGACTGTTAAAGTAACTATGTTACCTCTCATATATCCATTACCGCTGTAATTAGGAGCACAAATCGAAGCTAAATAGTTTAATTTCTTATACATTGGTATAAGTTCGGCTTTTGATTGAGCGGCTACTGTCCAAGATAATGAAACTTTTCTGTCAAAACCAGCGTAAGTGTAAAAGTTTTCACCTCTTCCTATGTATCTTGTAGAAGTCCAATCTGATGAGAATTGATCGGATATATTGTTTAAAAATGCTCTAAAATGAATGTAGTTTTTAGGTATGTTTTTGTCTCCAGTTAAATCATATACTCCTATTCTAAATTTTACTAAGTCATTTGTTATTGTACTACCATCAGGATCTGCTTTTGCTTTTGATGGACCATTACTTTGATAAATTGGTAAAGCGTTTATTTTATCGTATGAAGATACAGATGCCGCTCCTTTTATTGATCCACTAACATATGATGTTAGATTTTTTCCATTTCTACTTCCTGGGTCGCCTAAGTTTACTCTTTTTTCTATATTTCTTGTAGTATAATCTGGGGCATTAGCTAATGAACCAATTGTTTCATCATCTTTTAATGATTGAGGAGTTCTTAATAATGCTCTAAAATCACCAGGTGTTGTAATACTATTTTTTCCTATATATGATGATATATAATTTGATGGATCGGAATCTATGTCCCTTAATTGCTGTCGACTGTAAGTATTATATGTACCATCTTGTACAGTAGTAATTTCTAAAATTGGAGATATAACATTTACCAATGATGTACTGTATAAGTCACTTGGTGAAGTATTTGAACCTGATGTAAAATAAAGTCCACTTAAACCTAAAAATCTTTGAAAATTTCCTTGTGGATCACTATAGGGAATAGGTAAATAATTTCCATATCTATCAAGATATTCAGTTCGTTGAACATAAGAACCTGATCCTAAAAATTGAGATTCTTTAGTTCCTTTTGTATAGTAATTATTTATTCCTGTTCTTACACTATTAGAACCATTACCTGTTGCAAATTTAATATTGGTGTTACCTATGCCTAATGTTGAACCAGGACCTCCTTTATATGAGATAAGATTGACAACATCATTTTGAGAAGTTACTCCGTTTATTTTAGCAAAACCTCCTATTTCATGCTGGAGGATTTTAGACTCATATAAAGACGCTAATCTGTTCTTTAAAATTCCGTCTGGAGAATTAGCGGCATCATATACTTCTCTATTTATTATGTCTGCGTATTGATTAGGAGTAAAAGCTCCTGCTGATAGTAATCCACTAAAAGGATTTAGTCCTTGTTTGTTAACATGTAGTCCAAACGCTACTCCACCTGCTTCTGCTAATGTGCTTAAAGGAGTGTATATTCCTTCGTTTAGTAATCTACCACTTGCTTGAGTACGAACTGCTGTTCTAGACAGTAAGTTTTGTTTTGCAACAAACAATAAACCACTAGGATTTCTTACATCTGTAAAGTATTTTCCTAAACGTTCAACATCTTTTACAGAATCTACAACATCTCTACTGCCTCCTCTTAGTAAAAAGTCAGTGTCAAGGACTCCAAAACCTCCTGAGTTTTCAGGAATTGGAGTTTGAATGTAAGGTTGTTTACTACTACCTCCATGAACTCTATCGTGTCCAAATCTAAGAGATTTAAGATTAGTTTGGAGATTTATAAGTCCCATTACTGAGGCAAATTATTGATGTATTGAGTTGGCGTTTGTCCGTTTAAGTCTAATTGTGAGGGTTGAGGTAAAATGTTGTTTACACCATCATTATACTGTTGAAATGCTGAGTTTACAGTTGAAAAGTCAGATCCATCTAGTGAGTATCCTGGGGTGTTGCCATCTGCGTGTAATTTTGATTGTTGTGTTGCTCCTGGATTTACTGTTGGTGTTGTTCCGTTACCATATGAATATGGAGTTCCGTCTACTGTTAATTTGTTTAAAAGTCCCATTGTTTGTAAGTTTTGTTTTTATTATAAATATTATATTTTATTGAACTTTATAAGTGTTCATAGCAACTGCTGTTCCAAATCTAGTACCATTTACACTATTTTCTATTATTGTTGGTTTAGAGTTTGATCTTGCTTGTTCTTGACGCATTGCTCTTATTTCGTTTAATAAGGCAGGGTCAGTATATGCCGACTGTTGTGAATTTCCTTTTGAATTTCCTTTTCCTCCTAAATCAGTACCTGCTATAACATGATCATTTTTATCTAATTGGTATGTGCCTTTTTTACCTGAAACTGTTAGTCCACCATCTGGTGCAATTTGACCATCTTGTATTTTTTTACTACTTACCATTGAATATAAAAAAGATGCTGCTCCTACAGCTGCTGCGGTTGCTAATACTGGGCCTACAATTGGAATAGCTGCTAATGCCATAAATGCTGCTATTGCCGCGGCTGCTATTAATGGAGATAAAATTGCTAATATTGCTATTCCTATACCCTTTAATACAGGCATTATTGGTTGCAATTTATCTACAAACCAATTCCAAGCTTTTCCAATATAATCTATTGCTACTCCCATTACTCTAAATCCTTCAATTATTGGAGACAATACAAACATTATTCCATTTATCGCTGGGATTAACATGTCTACAATTGGAGAAATTAATTGCATTATAGGTCCAGCTATACCCATAAATAATTCTTTCAGTTTTTCAACGGAATTATTCAATCGTTCTTGAACAGATTGTTGTTTCATTAAATTATCTACACCTTGTTTAGCTATTTGATCTTCAGTCATCCCCTGAGTTCGAGCTAAGTCTAATGCGGCTTGAGCATCTTTTAATTTATCTCCTGACAGTCCTTTTAGAGCAGCTTGATCTGTCAAAGTAGTAGCTAATTCTTCACGAGACATTCCTACTGCTTTAGCAGCTGCTTCTTGTTGAATACGATTCATTTTAGAAAACTCAGCTACACTTCCAAAGTTTTTGGCTATTTCTCTAGATAGACCAGCCATGTCATTGTTTAAGGCATATAAACGAGCTTGTTCTAAATTTATTTGTTTACCAGTTATTAATTCAGCTGATAATTCATTAGTAATTGATGATTCAAAGTCTAATAATGATCCTGCTATCTTGTCAACTTGTTCTAAACTCATTCCTAAAGCTTTAGCTTGCGCAGCAGCTTCACCTAATTTTTTACCACTTCCTCCTAATGAAAGTTTAATTGCATCTGATGCTTTTGCAACATCTCGCATTATGTCTTTTTCGTTTAGTAAAACTTTATTGTTTAAACCTGTTAGTTTAGCTGAGTATAGTATATTTTTAGCATTTTTCTCTAAGTTTCCTCCTGTTGCTAAAGTAGTTTTTTCTATTCCTAACAATTCTTCATTAGTAAATCCAGCTTGTTCTCTAAGTTTGGTAAATGTAGCTAAATCTTTTTCATTTAACATAGCATTAGAACCTAACGCTTGACCTACTGCCATTAATGTTTCTTGTAGTGCTCTTGTGTTTAAAGCAACATCCATAGATAAATTACCCATTTGATTAAGTTCTTCCCTTACTCTCATGGCTTCATTATATGTCATGTTGAAACCTTTAGCTAACTCTCCTGCTCCTTTATCTGCTCCTTTAAGTGCTTCTAACATTTGGGTAAAGGCAAATAAAGCTATGTTTGCAGGATTGGTAACACTTTCCATGAATTGACTACCCATGTCTTTTATACCCGCCTTTAATCCTGCTACTCCTCCACCGGCTTCTTTCATGGCTTTTAAAGCACGTTCGGTGTCAACTAAATCTCCTAATATTGGAATTTTAGATATGCCTTTTAATACTCCACCAACTATTCCTAAACGTTTTTCTAATGTTTTAGCTTCTTCAGCGGAATCAGTTAATTTTTTATTTAATTCAGTTAATATTACATCATTATTTGAGTATAAATTACTTATAGCATTTTGTGAAGCTAAATTTTCGTCTAGAGATTTTTGAATTTTTTTATCAAGTGGATCTCTTTGTGATAATATATTTAGTTCTCTTTCTTCTTCTTTTAAAACTTCTTGTAATCTTGTTAATCTTGATGTTTCAATTCTTGCTTTATCTTTAAGAGTAGCAAGTTCTTTAGCTGATAGTACATTAAATCCTGCCTGATGAGACGCAAGATCTTGAGATATACTACTTAAACTTCTAAAAGTTTTGGTAGTTTCATTTACACCAACATTTGATTTTTTAATTTCTCCTACTAACGATTGGAAACCTGAAATTAGATATTCTACTTCTGAGTTGGATTGCTTGAATTGGTCGTTTAATCTTTCAAAAAGAGCTTCAATAGTTCCAGCATCTGCTTCTATTGGTTTAAGATTAATAGTATTAATATTAGCTCCTAATAACTTAGATAATCTTTCAATTTCTTTTAGTTGTTGAGCTAATTTCGCTGCATCTTGGGGTGTTAAAGCCATTTAGATATTTTGTTATAAATATTAACTATTTATACTTTGTTTGCGGTTTAGTTTTTGCTCCGGGAGTGATTTTTTGAGGTACGCTACTCCAATTTTCACGATGAACTTGACCTGATGGGTCTATGAGGGTAGATTTGTTAGAACCTCCTTTAGAAGCATTTTCGTTTGCTTCATTTTGTTTTTGATAGAAATCGTTGATTTTGTTGAAGGTAAAAAGACGTAGCCATCGAGGCATGTTGTAAACGGTGTTCCAATCATATCCACCCTTACCATGAAATACTATTTCATGGATTTGGGTAAATAAATTAGCTCTTGCAATAGATGCGGTATTAGAAGTCAGGCCAAAAAAACTTAACCCCAACTGGAATATCGATTCTACTGGAACTCCCTTCGGGAAAAAAAGTCAGATCGACGTCTGGTTGAGTTTCTTTAATGTGTTTTCTTAACTCTCTCG